AGCGTCCACCCAGTTACTGCCGGACCAGGCGATCGTCCCCCACACCCGGACCGCCTTACCCGCTGCCCGCGCCCGGGAGGTAGGCCAGAAGCCGCCGTAGATGTTGCGGCCCCGGTCGTCACCCATCACCGACGCGCATCCGTCCAGGTAGGCGTTGATCGCCGACTGGTCAGATTGCGGCGCGTCGTAATCGCAGGCGAAATAGACCGGGATCGTGGGCATGCCGAGCGCCTTCACCACCGCATCCGCGTGCTGAGCGTCGGTCACGCCCGCCGCGTGGCCACCTTTCATGCGGGTCGCGCCCTCCTCGGCCACGACCACCACCGACAGGCCGGCCTTGAGCAGGGCCGTCAGCTCGGGCTTGAGCAGGTTCTTGCCGTTGCTGTCGTTGGCCGGCAGCGCCGAGGTGTAGCGGGCGACGAAAACGCAGCCAGCCGTCTTGAGCGCGGCGACAGGGGGATGCGGGTTGAACGCATAGTCAACGCCGAAGGACATGGCGGCCTCCAATGTGGGCTGGGGGAAGCGTAGCAGGAGGTCGTCTGGAAAGATGACATCCAAACTATGCCGACGTACCGATTGCCAGAACCCCAAAGTTCCAGGTCAGGGCCAGCAGCTCTGTACCGGCCACAAGGCGACAGCGGAAAGCGAACGAGATGAGCGCCGTGCGGCACAGCGAGAAGCGCACCGCCGGCTGGGGTGCCAGTTCCCCGACTGCCGCCAGCCCAAGCTGCGGGGGCAGGGGCAGCGTTACTGCGAGAAGCACAGCGCCGACAAGTGGGCGAGAGAGATAGCTCGGGCTGGTAACCGCGTTCGCACACGTCGTAGCGGGCTTAGCGACGAGCAGTACCAGGCCATGATAGTCAGGCAGGGTGGGCTGTGCGCTCTGTGCGGCGGGCCGCCTGGCCGCAGGCAGCTAGCCGTTGATCACGATCACGCTTGCTGTCCAGACCGTGACTCGTGCGGCAAGTGCCTGCGCGAACTGCTATGCGACCGCTGCAACCCACTGCTGGGCTACGCGCATGATGACATCGCCGTACTGGAGGCAGCCATCGCATACCTGAAGAAGCACGCGAGGCGTACCAGCTGATCGAATCAGCCGAAACCTTCCACCGGGGCATATTTGATGATCGCGGTCGAAGCCTTCCAGTTGGCCTTGATCGAGATCGCTTCGGAAATTCCACCCGAAATCTGAAAATCGGGCAAAATGTTCCCAAACCAATACATGTTCGGGTCCGCGACAGTGTTCGGGTACAGATAGAACGACCTGGCGATACCGTCACGGGCGGCGGTGTAGATCTGCCGGCTCGCGTCATCGAAGAACCCGGTGAAGTCACCGGATGCGTCAGGCAGCCCGGACACGTAGATCTTGTTGGCGTCACCGAACGCCGTGACCTCGGGCTGGTCCACGGTGAAGTTGATGTTCCAGTTGGTCAGGAACGCGATCGGGCTGGCCGTTCCGCCCGAGGGGATCGCCATGTAGACGAAGCCGCTCTTTCCATGAAGCCTGGCCACAGTGTTCCCCTGTATCCGTGGGGTTCTATGGCGGGCTCCAGCCGGATACCGGGATTCCCCTCGGCTGCGGCCTGACGGGGATGGCCTACTCCGTCGCCCCTATCTTAGCGGGAAGAATCGGGAAGTCACTCCCCGTTGAGCATCCATCTGTCGATAAGGCAGCGGGCGTAGACCACCCGGCCCTTGGCCTTGAAGGAGACCGGCCCTTCGCCGAGACTGCGCCAGTTAGCCAGGGTCTTGGGCTGGGCGCGGACATGCTCAGCCGCCTCGGCCTCGGTGAGCCATTCCACCCGGTGCAGGTCACTGCCACAGGCGTCGCACCACATTACCGGCTGGTAACCCTCTGCCCACGCCTGATCCATGTCGCCTCACAGCTCGTCCAGCGCACCAAGTAGCTTCTGGACATTGGCGGCGAAGGTACGGGGGCGGATAGCTGCCCGCGCCTGGATAGCCGCGATCCCCCGCGCCGCGTCATGGTCCAGCCACCAGCGCAGCTGCTCGGCCGCGTCCTCCGGGCTGGCGTAGGTGGGCAGCATGGGGAACAGCTCGTCCGACTCGGGCCGGGACTCGCGCAGGAAAAACAGCCCGCACGCGGCCATCTCGATCTCGCGGGGACTGGCCGACCAGCCTTCGGTGGTGTCGTCGTCGTTTTCGCGCCGGAACATGTTGAGCCCCACCTTGGCGGACTTGTAGATCCGGGTGGTGAGCGCGTTATCCACGCATTCTTTCCGCTCATGCGACAGCAGCTTCATCAGCGGGTCGGTTTCTTTCACCGTCGCCCAGTTGCCGCCGAACGTGGTGTCGAGCCCCTCGAACGCCCCGAGCGCCAGCATCTTGCCGAAGAACTCCTGCCGGGAGGCGAACATGGTGCCGATGAAGACGAAGTCGGTCATGAACTGGTCCTCGCCCGGACCTGGGTAGTGCAGCCCAGGCCGGTAAGCATGCGGCATGTAGAGGGCGGGAATGCCCTCCTCGTCATACATGCCGATCAGCAGTGGGTCGTTCAGCAGCACCAGGTCAGCGTGGCGGGCACGCTCCAGCTGCCGCTTCTCCTCATACGGCGACTCGGTGAACAGGAGCACCACCTTGATACCGCGTGAGCGGAGCACGTCCATGAACTCAGTGGGGATGAAGAACGCCGAGACGATGATCACCACGTCGGGCCACCACTGGAAACAGGTGGCGTAGATCCCGTTCGCCGACACCCCGATAACCATCGCCTTGTCGTGGAATGCTTTCTTGAACTGGGGGTTGCCCTGATCGTCGTGCTTGCCGGTGTAGAGGTAGGCCGAATCGTGGAATGCGATCCGGTCCTCAAGGTTGTAGTCCCGGCAGGCGATCCCAGCCTCGATGAAGGCTTCCTGCCAGCCGGCGAAAACATCGTGGACGGAAAACTGCGGCCCGGGGTGCACTATAAGCACCCGCTTGGGGATCTTCACGATTCTCCTCTGGCTGCGTCCTTGCCGCTGGGTACCCCCATGACGGCGAAATCCCATTCTCTGGTCACGATCACGATAGGCAGGTCGGGCAGCTTGAGCGTAGCCCGCAGCCGGTCCACAATCACCCGGGCCTCTTCCCGGCTGACCTCATCCCGGTTCACGTAGGCGATCAGCCGGTCACCCGGCTTAACCTGCCACCGCTGGATCTCGGTGATCTCGGGCAGCGTCATGTGGCCAGCACTGTGACGAGCCCCTGGGCACCGAGGTACTGCTGGCCGGCCCATTCCATCAGCCCGTATCCCCTCATCGAATCCAGGTTCACCGATTCTGCCGCACCGCCGAGCCGGGGGTTAGCCAGGATCACCGCCGCGATCGAAAACTGGCCGGTGGTGGCCATGTAGGAGTTGAGCTGATTCACCGAGGAGGAGTCCTGGACGTACTGGGCGAGGATCACGATCCGCAGCAGGTAGCTGATCCCGCCGCCCATCGTGTCGAACCGCAGCGACTGGGACGGCTGTGGCATAACGATCGCCATCGGCGGGTTCACCTGGGACGTGAACCCGGAGCTGACCCGCAGGCCCGGGATCGTATCGAGCACGGTGGCGAGCGCGTTGCAGACGCTGGTCAGGTCAGCCATCAGATCCCGACCTTGTGCATCGGGCTAGCGTAGTCGCAGAGCAGGCTCGCCACATAGGGGTTGCCGCCCCGGGGAAGCCGGACCATGCCGAACTCCGACGTGCCGGCCAGGCCGAACGGTGAGTCCTTCAGCTTGAACAGCTCGCTGGCGACCTGGAGGGTGGCCTGCTTCACCCGGTATGGCACCGTGGGCCAGCCCCACACGCCAATGATCTGGATGCGGTCGAGCCGGCTGAACGGCCAGGTGTAGGGGAAGAACTTCCCGCCGCCGGCCGCGTTGATCGCCCGGATCTGGGTGTAGGGACGGGCCTCGCCAGTGACGTTCTGGTTGAACTCCCACATCCCGAACGCCAGCTCGAAGTCGGTGCCCAGCACCCATGACTGCTCGAACACGCCGTCGCCGTCCTGGTCAGTGGCCATCGACGTGACCGAAACGAGATCATCGACGGGCAGGCTCCAGATGTCATACGGCATGTAGGTGCGGGTCTCGGCCACCTGGTAGAAGAACCGGCCGCAGTAGCTCTCAACCGACCTCGCCGCCGCCTGCACGGCCAGCTCCAGCTCGAAGTCGCTGACCGTGTCGGTGATGTTCAGCCGGGACTTCAGCTCCTCCACGCTGGTGTAAAACTGGTGGATCGTGCCTGCCGGGTTGACCGTCCAGGTGCCCGCATCCAGCTCTGACGCGGTACCCGTGCCGGTCCACTGGAATGACCACATGCCGACAATCGTGGAGCCGACGAGCAGCTGGTAGACGCCTGTGGACAGCTTGGTGATGTCAGCAGGCGAGGGGCCTGCGCCAACCGTGTGCGTGGTGGCCGCGCCAGTCGGGTCAGTGATGACACACGTGACGGCGGTGGGATCAGCGTTGACGTTATTGACCTGGAAGGTCATCCCCAGGGTGGCGATGTCGTTGCCAGCCTGGTTCTGGAAGAACACGGTCGCGCCCATGCGGCAGCCACCCTCGGGTCAGCGCGGCCTACCTGTGGCCAGTTTAGTCCGGCCACTCACCTGCATAAATATCGTGCTGCCGGTCGTATTCGGTGAGCCGGTAGACCGCGTTCCGGTCGTGGGCGCGGATGGTGACGACGCTGCCGACGCCAACCGGGCCAGTGGACACTTCGAGGCAGGACATCGTCTCGCCCCGGCGTGCCATGCGGAGCAGTTCGCCACCGAACAGGGCGCGGGGCT